GTGGAGTCAGCGATAGAGCCCGCCGCCGTGCCGTCCTTGGCCTTGAGGTTGGTCAGTTCAATGTTCGTGGTATCGACGGTGGTCGCGTTGACCGTGGTCGAAGTAACCGTCGTAGGCGTAGCCGTGCCGCCGTCAATGGCGTCGCCGCTGATCTGATCGTTGGCAACCGTGAAGGTGCCCGCAGATACGTCCAGGGTCTTGCCTGAGCCGACGGTGATGTCCGAGGTCGCAATCGTAGCCCCGTCAATCGTGCCGCCGTTGATGTCCGTAGTGGTCAGCACGGAGGAGGCAAGGGTCACTACCCCGGTGGAGTCAGCGATACTGCCGGCAGCGGTGCCGTCCTTCGCTTTGAGGTTGGTAACTTCAAGGTTGGTGCTGTCCACCGTCGTGGCGGCAAGGTTCGTGACGAGCAAATCTTCGTAGACCTGCGTGACCGTCGCCGTGGCGCCGCCGCCGTCGAACTTCAGAACAACATCTTTCCCGTTCGGGATTTCAAAGTCGTTTGACGCGTTGTAGGTGCCCTGGAAGACGATAACCGAGCGGCCACCAGACAGGCTGTTACGGATATGGACGAGCTTCTCTGCGTCGTTGGGCGTCAGTTGGACGTAGGCCGGACCGCCGAGGTCGCCACCGTCATCGAAGTCGATAAACTTGTTCCGACCGTCAGAAGTCGCGCCATTGGTAATGGCCAGGGTATTGGGCGAACCCGAGCTGCCAGCACTGGCCAACGTGACCGTGGCAGCACCGTTAATCGCTTGGTCGATTAGGTCGAAGTTGGTATTGGTCGTCGTGCCCCAGGTGCCGGACTGCTCGCCGGTCCCAATCTTCTCAATACCCAGGTTGACGGTATAAGTGCTGGCCATCGCTTAATCCTCTATGCCGCGATTTCGTTCCAAGAGGGATTCTGTTCGGGAGTGATTTTACCCCAAACCAACACCCTTCCTACCTGACCTAAAAGCGGGGGACTCGTAACAAGGGCGTCTACCTCCCCAATGACTGTAACACTCCCTACGGAGCCCGTTACAGACAAGCCGTCTACCACGGCTCCCGCTCCAGCCTTGCCAAATGCTGTTCCAACAGCCGCCGTCGATCCCACCCCGGTGACATCGGTATTTCCTACACCGATCACGGTCACGGTGCCTACGGAAGACGACGCCTCGAGACCGGAAACGGGGACGTTGGACTCCGCAACAACCGTTACGGAGCCCGCGCTGGCGGTGACCTCAAGGCCCGTGACGGGGGCGTTTGCTTCTGCGGCTACCGTTACGGAGCCGACAGAAGCCGTTGCCGAGACGCCATCGACAAAAACTGCAAGGAAAGGGGTTCCCCAGGTGCCTTCACTCCACCCGGCGCGACCCCAGCCCTCATAAAACGTCGAGGACGCCACAACAGCCCCTAGGCGATGCGGATAATGGCGTTAGAAGCATCCGCGGTCGGGAACACCACCGTAAAGTCCCCGGTCGTAGATGTCTTGTCGCCGCCAAAATCCAGCACCACTACCGACGGGTTGGTAAGTGAAATCGACGTGGTATTCGGGGTGCTGTTATAAATCAGCGCCCCGCGGGCGGTAATGGTCGCCGTGGTCCACGTTTCATCCGCAAAGTCGGTAAAGGCCGTGGTCCCGCTGGTCGTGGGGTCCACGTTCGTCAAAGCCTGACCGCCCGCCGTGTAGCCCGATCCACTAACTTCGTCAGAAGTGGTGTAGGCCGTGGTGGAAGCGTCCAGAGTGGCCGCCGACGTGTACAGAGCCATGTACATGGCGTCCGCACCATTTGCGAAGTCGTGCGCCCCAAACAAGAGTTCCTTCTTGAAGGACGTACACATATAGTTGCCGCTGAAGGCCATGTCACAGTCTCCTTATGAGTTCTGCCAAGTCTTTGTGACCAGCGTCAACCAGGGCGTTGTACGTGGTCGTCCGGTCGCTGCGGATCGCTTGCCGCATGTAGTATTCTAGTACCTTAACCATCCTACGGCGAAAGGCTTTGGCCTGATCCCTGATGACAGGGTTAGCGTCGTCGGAAATCGAAATAATCTTGTCCGCGCAGAGGTCTGCCAGCTCTTCCGGCGTCATGCCCCGGTTATCCGTCGTGCGGACCTCAATCTGGAAATCGGGCGATAGCTGGATCGGGTCTATTTTCATTGTTTGGGCCTAATCACCATGCCGGTTCGGTACTCGTCGGTCACTTCCTTAGCCTCCCCGAGCTGCTTGAGCGAGCCCAGTGCCTGGGTGAAGTTCTGGAAGTACATCTGCATCATGTCCTGCTCGCCTTTCATGAAGGTATACGCCTCCACAAGCGAGCCGTAAAGCATTGCCACCGAAGCGTTTTCGCTTAGCCAAGTCGTTCCTGAATCCGCCCCCACCGTCAAACTGTCCGGGCGGTAGTAATAGTGCAGCTCAGCGCTGTAGGAGCTATTGGGCGTCGGGCCCAGGATGAAATAGCCAATGTCGAAAACGGCGTAGTAGCGCGGCGCCCCGGTCGTGGCGGGGTCGGGGTTGAAGGTCTGGATGAAATCCACGTCCTTGAAATCAACGAAGGTCTTGTTACCGCCACCATCGGTGAAGGACAAGGAAAACGGTGCTAGGAAGTCCGGGGGCACGGCTAGATACTGGTTTCCGGCGGACATGCTGCCCGCCGAGTTCTTCCGAAACAGGCTGAGCTGGACGTTCTTGAGAATCTTCTCTTCCGTGTTCTTGATGAAGATCGGAAGGTTATTCACGAACGTCGTTTCGTCGTTCTCGGCGTAGTCCTGAATGGCCTGCTTTAGCTCACCGTATGTAAAGCTCATGTCGTCACCGTTACCCTACCGACCTTGGCATAAACCACCGTGGGCCGCGGTGCGGGCTGCTCCACCGTGGGGACGCACACAAAGACGTCCAGGGGCTCTACGCGGTCCGGCCGAGCGTTGCGCAGCGCTTCCGGGTCCACTACCTTGCGGAAGGGCCCGAGCTGCGGGTGCTTAGGCTCCCACTCGTCCTTGCCGACAAGCAGGCCGTTCCACTCCTTGCGCATGTCCTTGTAGCGATAGCGCAGGCCGGAGCGGTCCGAAATCGCGTAAGCGTATTTTCCGGACGCAAACTTAGCCATCAGACCGACCTGAAATACTGGTACTGGGGCACCACATTGAAAGAGGCCCGGTCCCGGTCCTCCTGCATGGCGCGCTCAAACTCTTCTTCGTAAACCGCCTTCAGGAGCTGGATACGGTTCGGAGCGCGCTTCATGGCAATGTAGTAGGCCAGCCCGGCGGCAAGGCAGGGGTAGAAGCGGAACGGCATGTCCATGGTGTTGGTGTACGTGTCCGCATCGTCCATGCGCGTCAGGCAGTCATAAATCACGACGTCCGTGCTGTTCTCAGCCACGGGCCAGAGCTTGAGCACCGGGGTGCTTTGGCGATCCAAGAAAAACTGATTGGGCCGGCTCTGCGTGGTCTTGTTCGGGATGGACAGATACTCGTCCCGGGACAAGCGCTCAAGGGCGTAGTCCGTGCCGTCCCGCCGCACCACCACGGAAAGCACGTCGATGACGTCGGCACTGAGCGTGTAATTGCCCGTGCCGGCGACCATCGCCTCGCTGCGGTTTTTGATCGTCCACTGGTTCAGACCACGGTTCGCCCACTCGGCCAGCATGAGATTGAGCGAACGCTTTGCGGTCTTCATGTCGTACCCGGTACGAACCTCCAACCCACAACGCTCGAACGCCTCCTCAATGTAATCGGAGACGTCTAGCTCAAAGTCTCGGCTGCCCGAAGTAGCCATGATCAGTCTGCTTTAACCAGCTTGTAGCCCTTGGATTTAGCGGCTTTGCGAAGATCAGCGACGGTCATGCCGCCTTTCTCCATCATTTCCGGCTTGCCGGCCATTCCGCCCCCACGCATCTTCTTGGGAGCACCGCCTCGCATCATCTTACGCGGCTTCATCGCCATGGTTGAGTCTCCTGTAGAGTTCCGTCCGCTTGGCAAAAAGTTCCTCGACGTCGTATTCGTCGAAGTACGTCTCATAGTAGCCCTTCTTGGCTAATTTGTCTGCGGCCTCCTGAACCTTGGACAGCCGCTGAAGGAAGATTATCGCATAGGGTTCTTCTATGACATGGGTGAATGATTCGTCGTCTAGGTATTCGTTGGGTTCATCCTCGGGGTGGAACCCCATGACCCAATAGTCCCTATCTATGAAAAGCCCCCTAGCGATAGCCTCGTTCAATTCATCCAGATAGTCATGGAAGCGCCCAGGATCGGGATCATAGTTGCGATCCACAACCAAAAGCACATCCAAAGTGTCTTCCCACTGGGAAATGCAGGAGTAAAGCTCCTGATAGCTTTTTTCGTACTTAAACTTGAAGCCGACGCGCTCGTCCTGCCATGCTTTTTTGGCATAAGGACAGGCCGGAATGTTATTAAAAAAGGGGTTCTCGACCTCCAGAACGGTGGCCGACCACTCGCGAATCTCTTCAGCGATCTTGCGCTCATCGCCCGTCAAGAAGGCGGCCGCCTTCATACCCGCTCTACCGAGCCCTTGGTAACTTTGCGGCGATCCCCCAGGATAGACCCGCAGCCCCGGGCAACCACCCCGCCTTTACGCTTGCGCACTACCCGCGCTTTGCTAGTGTTTGCCACAAC